GCCCCCGCCGCTTCCAGCTTCTCAAGCAGCCTTTCGCACAGATCGGGCCAACTTCTTTTCTTCATAAGTTCCTTTCCAGATGTCCGTTTCCGGCCCGGTTGGCCTACCATACTTCTGCATGGTGTCCCGGTAGATCAGGTTCAACCGCCCGCGCAGGCTTGCGCTCTGCGTGTGCGCCAGCAGTCCTTTGATGCTGGCAACGCGGCGGTCAAAATCTTCCTTGCTCATTTCCCCGGTGGCGTACATCTCCGTTATCTTCTTGACCTCTCGCTTCAACCTGCCGACGGTGGACTTGCGCAGTTTCATGTGGGTTGCGTAAATCCGCACGCCCACAAATTCAATGCCCATGCTCACCGGGCGGATGCAGGTCTTGTCATTCAGGTCAAGGAACAATTCATCCCGCAGGAATGCTTCGATTCTCTCTTTCCACTCTTGGAGCTGTTCTTTCGTTTCGGCCAGCACAATTACATCATCCATATACCGTATATAGTAGTGGATGTGCAGAACGTGCTTAGCGTATTGATCCAGCTCGTTCATGTAGATATTTGCGAAAAGCTGGCTCGTGAGATTTCCTATCGGCATACCCACGTCGTATAGCCATTCTTCC